CAAGGTTTTGAGTTTGACGAATATGGCAACGATATCGGCGAAACGTTAAATTGGAAATTTGCAATTAAAGAATTTGCCTATTGGTCTAGTCAAAATTGGGCAGATAATAGTGTAATTGCAATTAGTCCTTTTGCAAATTCTATTAAATTTACATTCCAAGACTCTGTTGTTGATGATATTTTTAGTAGTTTTTACGATTACACATTATTAAAAGCAGACGGATTATCCTTTCCATTTGCAGATTTAAGCATTAGTCGAACAGACGGGCAATGTACAATTACATCAAAGAATGATCAAGAAGGTATATTTTTTGCAAGTCTAAGATTAGTACAAAAAGAACATGCATTAATCTTGAATAATACAAGTCGATTTAATGATGTTATATATGATATTGATACTGGTTATAGACAACGTCGAATTAGACTAGTGGGATTTAAGACAGCTAACTGGAATGGTGACTATTTTAGTCCAGGATTTGTTTACGATGCTGCTGTTATTAAAACGTGGAAATCGTACGAAGATTATGTTGCAGGAGATATTGTAGAATACACCGGCAGTTATTACTCTCTTGACAGAAACTTACCTGGTAAGGAAAGTTTTGATTTTACTGATTGGAATAAATTAGGTGCTAAACCTGTAGCTCAATTAATTCCAAACTTTGAATATAAATTAAATCAATTTGAAGATTTTTATAGTTTAGAAATTGATAATTTTGATATTAGTCAACAAGAATTAGCACAACATTTAACTGGATATAGTTCAAGATTATATCTTAGCAATATGTTTGTTAACCACACTGCTCAATATAAATTCTTTCAAGGATTTATTAAGGAAAAGGGCACACGAAATGCTCTTGACAAATTGGCAAAGGCAAGTGTACATAACCTACAGGGACAAATTGATTTTAATGAAGAGTGGGCATTTAGAATTGGTGCGTTTGGTGCGTATGCATCGTTACAAGAATTAGAATTTCCGTTATCCGAATCTAAATTTGTCGACAATTCTCAATTAATTAAATTTGTATCTGAGATTCCTGTTATAGAGTATGACTCTACATTATATGTAACTTCAGAGTTATTATCAATTAAACCGTTGGATTACAATGTTGATACTACCTTTTTTACAAAAGATGCATTGTTTGATCTAAAACCTTTCCTACTACCAGTTGCAGGATATGTTCGATTAGAGGATGTTGATTATACCGTTAAGTCTAAACAAGACTTACTAAACTTTATTCCAGGTAAAACTGTTAATCAAGGTGATACATTTTGGGTAGCATTTGATAATAATAATGACTGGGGAGTGTATCGATATACAAGAATGCCGTCTGCAATTATTGGCGTGACTGATAATATTGCAGGCGAAAGTATTACATTTACAACCAATGCATATCACGGATTAACTGTTGGTGATATTATTGCAGTTACTCGATTTGCAGACGAAGTTAACGGAATTTATATTATTTCTGAAATTAATAGGTTAAATGAAATTGTAGTTAAAACTACAGTTACTGCACCTACTAGTACTAATGATTTCGGTGTGTTGTTTAAGTTTGTTTCATCTAGATTTGAAAAATTTGATGATCTAGTTGACACAAAATATGTTGCTGATATTTTTCCAGGTAGAAAAATTTGGGTCGACTCTAATGTAACTGGACAATGGGAAGTTTATGAAAAGATTAATAATTATACTCCTAGTATATTAACTAACAGAATTTTATCTGACGGTTCTTTTTACGGTGAAGTAATTATTTCTAAAGAAAATTCTAATTTCTTAGTAGTGTCAGCGCCTCGATTGACTGACGACAACGGATCTGGCCAGATTTTTATGTACACTAATACTGGTGGAACATTAAAGCTAATCAACAGCTATCCACTAAACCGTGGACTAAATCAATATTATGAAAATGGCGGCCAGCCTGCTGCAAAATTTGGATTTGGTTTAGACTTTGATGCTGTTGACGGCATAATAATAGCCGGCGCTCCGTATGCATCAAATGTTAATGCTGATGCATCTGGCAGCACTAGATATGTTCAATCTATTAATGCTGGTATTGGAAATATTAACGACGGCATGATTGTTATTTCGACCCTCAATGTAGCAGGTAATGCAGAACTGCGTCATGTTATGTTGGCCTGCCAAGAACCTGCTAATAATTTAGAATTTGGTTATAGTACATTTATTGCCAGTACCGCTTCTCAAAAGATTGCATTAGTTGGCGCCCCTGGTCACACAAATTCTACAGGTGCTGTATTCAGTTACGATGTTGCATATATTAAATCATTTGATAATTTATCAATTGAAGTTAATGCAACTGCAACTTCTCAAATTAAGTTACCGTCTCCTGGCATATCAACCGGTGCTAGATTTGGCGATGTTATTGCTGGCGATCTTGTAGGTAAGAGAATTGCAGTCAGTGCTCCAGGATATAGTAACGGCAAGGGTGCAGTGTATGTTTACGAAAACACAGGGACTACATCTGATTACACATTTGTACAAAGTTTATTATGGAATGATGCATCGTTAAACAGTGCTATTTCGTCAGACGGACAGTTTGGCTATGATATAGATATGGACGATTCTGGAAAGTATCTATTTGTCTCAGCGTTCAATGCATATGACAGCGTTTTGCAACGCGGCAAAGTTGTTATATATGAATGGACCGGTACCCAATATACTGCAACTCAAGTAATTGACAATCCAAGTACTACTAATGGTTTGAAATTTGGATTTAGCATTGAAAGCGATTCTTCTGGAAATATTCTAACTGTTACTTCTCAAGGCCCTAACTATTTTGCAAGTGCAAGTTTTGATGAATATTCAACTACATTTGATTCTGAATCGACTCGCCTAGGCACCTTAGTTGAAGACTCTGGATCTGCATATGTTTACAATAGATACGAAGAAAAATTTATTTTTGCTAGTGAGTTATACAATAGTTCAGTTCTACCTAATAGTTCATACGGATACTCTACTTCTGTAAGTAGAGAAACAGTTTATGTTAGTTCACCGAGGCATATTAGCACTGGTACATTACGTACTGGTGCAATACATATATGGCAAGCAAACGATCCAGCTTCCAACAGTTGGAATTTAGTTCGCCAACAAACTGAATTAGTTGATGTAGAAAAGATTAAACAAGTTAAGACTATTAATGTTTATGAAGATACCGTAATTGATTACCTTGAAATTTATGATCCTATCAAAGGAAAAATTCCACAAGTTGCTGATCAAGAAATTAGATTCAAGACATTTTTTGATCCTGCCGTATATAATACAGGTACCAACACTTCAGCTACAATAGATGTGTCTACTTCGTGGAGTTCAGAACACGTTGGCGAATTGTGGTGGGACCTATCTGCTGTTAAGTATACCTGGTACGAGCAAGGTGATGTTGAATTTAGAAAAAATACATGGGGCTCAGTATTTCCAGGATGTTCGATTGATATTTACGAATGGGTAAAATCCGATTTCTTGCCAGAACAATGGGCTATTGATGCAGACACTACCGCAGGCCTTGCAGCAAATATTAGTGGTACTCCTAGATATGTTGACAATTCTGCATACGTAGTAGAACAGACATACAGTTCAATAATGGATACTTTTGTAAACGTTTATTATTTCTGGGTAAGAAATACTGTAGTTGTTCCGGTAAGACAAGGTAGACAACTATCGGCATTTGATGTTGCAGGACTAATTGAAAATCCAAAATTATTTGGATTAAAATATATTGAGCCATTATCTAGTAACAGTGTATCTGTAGTAAATGTCAAGGGATCATTAATCAACGAACGTATTTCTTTGAATATTCAAGTGGATGATATTGACAATGAGACAAATAAACATACCGAATGGTTACTGCTAGAAGAGAATAACAAACATAGTTTACCTACTCCTAGTTTAGAGAAAAAATTAATTGATAGTTTGTTAGGACAAGATTCTTTAGGTAATGTTGTTCCTGATCCTATGCTTTCTGATAGACAAAAATACGGTATTGGTATTCGTCCTAGACAAAGTATGTTTAAGGATAGATTTTCAGCGTTACGTAACTTCATTGAATATGTTAACAATGTTTTTGCCAATAATTTAATTACAGATTTTTGTAATTTAGATAGACTTAATTCTAAAGAAGCTATACCTGATACAGCTCTTGCTGAATACGATGTAGTAGTAGGTGACATTAGTCAACGTAACGAAATAAACATCAGTAAAGTTAAATTGGCAAGTGTATCCTGTACTGTTGAACACGGAAGAATTGCCAGTGTTAAAATTTTAGATCCCGGATTTGGATATGGAAAATTAAATCCGTTAACATTTGATGATTTGGGAGTTGCGTTAACATGGCGCGGCCCAGCAGTCGAAGTTTTTAATGATCAAAATAATAGTAAATTAGAATCTATTATTGATGAACTGGGTAGAATTATAAATGTTCAAATTGTTAATAGCGGATCGGGATACGAAGCTACTCCAGAAATTTTTGTTAGACCGTACACCGTAATTGTCTCTTCTGATGAAAATTCTAGAGGACGTTGGGCAAAATATATATTAAGCGACAGCGGCTGGTCAAAAATTCAAACACAAAGTTTTGATACAACTCTATATTGGGATCTTATAGATTGGGTATCTGCTGAATTTAATCAATATCACCGATTAACTGCAATTGTAGGGCAACGTGCCGAGTTAGATGAGTTATATCTAACAGCAGGAGATTACGTAAAAGTATTGAATAACGGCGCTGGTCGATACATAATCCTTAGAAAAACAGCATTAGGTGTACATGGTACATATGACCTTAATTTTGATATAATATATAGTGAAAAAGGTACAGTATACATTAAAGATTCTATATGGAAATTAGTAGATTCTCAATTAGGATGGGATCAACTTTCACCGTATGACAACAATTTCTGGGATCAATCAGCTAATACAGAATTAAAAAATATTATACTTTCTTTAAGAGATGATATTTTTATTGGCAACTTAAAAGTATATTGGAATACATCTTTCTTTGCTGCGGTAAAATATGCACTAACTGAACAAAAATTCTTAGATTGGGCATTCAAAACTAGTTTTATTTCTGTACATAATAAAGCCGGAGAATTAACTCAACGGTCGGTTTATAAATTTCAAGATGCACAGTGGTACGAAGATTATTTGAATGAAATTAAACCATATCATACAAAGATTAGAAATTACTATCTTGCATATGATGTAACAGAACCTACTAACACATACACTACAGACTTTGATTTGCCAGTTGTGTATGATAGCGGGACTGATTCTTTTATTACTCTATCAGAAAATGAACCATTGGCGCAAACCACATATCCCTATAAAGGATGGTACGATAATAGAACATTAGTAGTTGGTTCAATTGTCGTAGACAACGGTGGTACTGGTTATATTGAAAATCCAATAGTACAAATTATTCCGGCGCCCGGAGATAATGTTATTAGACATGCAACTGCGGAAGCTGTGCTTTCCTCGGGACAGATTGATAGATTTGAGATTATAGATTCTGGAGAAGGATATACATTAAATCCTACGGTATTAATTATCGGTGGTGGCCTAACATCTACAGATACTGTGGCAAGAGCCTCTGTACATTTAATAAACGGAAAAGTTAGATCAAATCTAATAGGAATGAAGTTTGATAGGATTTCTAAATCTAGATTAGTTACAACCAAATATTTTACTGATGATTTTGTAGGAGACGGAGTAACTAATCAATTTGATTTATCTTGGCCATCTCATCCAGATAAAACAGAAATTGTATTAAAAATAAACGGAGTACCGGTTGCATCATCATCGTACGAAATTGAAGACTATACAAATAATGCCAATGGTTATACACAACAATACACTAGATTAATCTTATCTAATGTGCCAACAGCCGCTGCAAGTATTCGTATTACATATCTAAAGAGTATAGACATTTATTCTGCGTATGATAGAATTGCAAACTACTACAACACCGTGCCGCTAGATTCGCCTGGTGCAAATCCTGCTGAAAATTATGCTCAATTAATGGCAGGCATGGAATATCCTGGAACTGAGATTATTTCTCAAGATTTATGGTATGATTTTACATGGGATTCTAGTCCATACAGTTCATTGCCATGGGATAAACAAAGTTTTGACACAACTGATTTAGATACAATTATTGATGGAGGTACTGTATTAACTACCGGAACTACTAAAGTATTTTCTACAGCAGCTGGCATTAATCCAGAAGATATTATTTTAGACGGTGATACATTTATTTCTCCTATAAGAAGTTATGCTCCTGAAGAAATGATTCCGGGAGAGTTAAGAGAATCTATTGGAATTAGTGTATTCAATAGGAGTGTTTCTGGTAGTGCAACGATCTACAATCAATTACAAAACTCAATTGCTGGAGTTAATACAGTTATTAATTTAAGTGTATTATCTCCTTCTGTTGGGTCTATTTCAGTAACTCGTGATAATAAACTATTAATTAACGGTATTGATTACGAAATTGACTTTGCAACTAGAAGTATAACAGTTTATGCAACTCCTGTCTCTGATACAATTGCAGTTGTTTGTATGGATGTTGGCGGTACTGGATTTATTAGTCTAAATTCTAATGTTACAGAAGGATCGACAATTGGAGCAGTACTTGGCGATTGCCAATATTCACAAGTTAAGAGTATGTATGTAACATTAAACGGTCAAAGAATTTATACAAGTGGTACTTTCCTTGCTCAACAAGTCTATTACACATTTGGCGAATCTAATCCAGGAGTTGATGGTAGAGCTAAAGTTACAGTGTACGGATTAGGTACTGACGGAAAGAATACAATTACCGCAGCATTTTTTACATCTGTTTTCAAAGGATTTAGTGAAGTATTCGAACAGCGATACTTTAATGTAAAAGAAGATGACAGAGTTATTACATTAACTCAACCACCTGGCACACTAGGTCCAGCATCTGCTAACTCTATTGTAGAATTTAATAAGAAAAGATTAGTTCCTCCTAATACAACTTATTATGAAATTATTAATGTAAATCAAACTACCTTCTTAATAAGTTCTAAAGAAGTGTATCCTCCAAATTCTTTTGACAAGACAAGAATTGAAGTGTACATAAATGGTAAACAAATTATTCCTACAGATTATTATCTAGATGATATTAATAATAGTATTATATTTGAAGCTGACACTTTTGCAATCGGAGATGTAGTAGCTATCACTGCATTAATAGATTACGATTACTTAATTAGAGGTACTGATTTAATAATTAATGGTAGAGTTTCCTTACCATCAGAAAACTATCTAAGAATTTTAACATTTACAAATCACGATGCTGCATTAATTAGGACTGAAGTTTATAACGCAAGTTCTACAAGAATGTACAAGATATCTAGAAAAATACTAAACGATAATTTAGTATGGGTTTCCATAGGAGACAATACATTACTTGGCGGAATTGATTTTGAAGTGTTAGGAGATGGAATGACAATTATAGTTGATCAATCTATTCCGTTTAATGCTGAAGACCAAGTTATTATTACTAGTTTTGCTCAAAGCACTGCCGGTAAGACGGTTGGTTGGAAAATTTTCAGAGATATGATTGGACGAACACACTTCAAGCGATTGAGCAATACTGATACTACCTATTTGATTGCACCGTTAGGTCTTACTGATACAGAAATACACGTAGAGAATGGTGGTGTATTACCCAATGCAGATAGTAAATCTAATAGTCCTGGTATTATCTTTATTGCAGGTGAGCGCATCGAGTATCTTGAAAAGAATGGAAATATCTTATCTCGTATTAAGCGAGCTACTATGGGTACTGGTGCAAAAGAACATTATATGATAGGAACTTGGGTATTTGATCAAGGCAAACAGCAGACTATTCCTTATCAAGAAAGTGTAGTAATCGAGTCAACAGTGACCACAATATCAACATCTTCTGTTACTATAGAATTAGATACAAATAAATTTGTATTTAGAGATAATGTTAGCTTACACGATCAAGTAGAAGTTTACTACGGTGGCCGTTTGTTAGAAAAGCCTACAAAAGCAGGAGTCGATGTGTTAATTCACGATGCAGCATCGTATTATAATCCTATAAATATGACTGTAAAAGTTCCAGAATTTACTATTACTGGGTCAATTACAACTGCAACACTTACTATTACTACTGCTACACTTGCAAGCGTTGAAATTAAAATTGTTCAACGTACTGGAAAAATATGGTCTACTTTCTCAGGAAAACCAATGTTTGAACAGGCTACACCGCAAGCTGCATTTATTAATAAGAAGGAAGCAATTTCGCCAGATCAATTATACTACGGTGGTGACCCAGTATTGCGATTTGATGATGGAAGTGCTCTACTATTAGATGATGGAAGAGAAATTAAGGGTTATTAAAGAGAATACGCAACATGACAACAATATCGAATCTACCAAGAGTTAGTAGTTTAAGCGACCAGACACTATTCATAGTTACTGAAAACGGAGTAAGTAAAGTTGTGACCTGGGCATTTATTAGGTCAACTTCGACTGGATATCTAGGCTCTCGTGGCTCTATTGGTTTCCAAGGTTCATTAGGATTTGTTGGTAGTAGGGGAGCAGGCTTTGCTGGCAGTCAAGGACCAATTGGTCCACGTGGCCCTACTGGAGGATATTCTGGTAGCGCCGGCGCTCTAGGTTTCCGTGGTAGTGTTGGAATTGGATTTGTTGGCAGTCAAGGTATAGGCGATACTGGATATGTTGGATCAGACGGATACGCTGGCAGCATCGGAAGTCCGGGATTTACTGGCAGTATAGGCACTGGATTTGCAGGTAGTCAGGGAGAGCCCGGCATTCCGGGAGGATATACCGGTAGCGGTGGCACTAGTGGATTTATAGGTAGTCAGGGGCTTCCTGGTAATCCAGGAGGATACACTGGTAGCGGAGGCCAAGGGCCTCTTGGATTTGCAGGTAGTGTAGGCGTAGGCTTTACTGGAAGCGGCGCCCTAGGATTTTCAGGCAGTAGAGGCTTTTCGGGCAGTGTTGGCCCTAAAGGTGAAAGCTCATTCATATATAGTTTAACAGCTCCTACTTCGCCTATTGTTGGAGATAGATGGTTTGATTCAAATTCTGGAAGAGAACTAGTATATGTTAATGATGGAGATACATCTCAGTGGGTTGAAGTTGCCGCAGGCCGAGTCGGCTTTATTGGCAGTCAAGGTACTCCTGGTATTCCAGGAGGATATTCTGGTAGCAGGGGCGCAACTGGCTTTGGTGGACTGGGATTTACCGGTAGCTCAGGTGGCGGATTTACAGGCAGTTCAGGAGCATTTGCCGCTCTTGGATATACAGGGTCTGATGGTGCAACGGGCGGCCTAGGTTTTAGCGGTAGTTCGGGCGCAGGATTTACTGGCAGTGGTGGCCAGGGATTTGCAGGTAGTAGTGGTTTGGGATTTACTGGCAGCGGTGGAGGCTTTGTTGGATCTAGGGGATTTGTTGGTAGTTCAGGTTCGGGGTTTGTAGGCAGTCAAGGACCGTCCGGAAGTTTGGGATTCACTGGTAGTCAAGGAGCTGGATTTACTGGTAGTTCGGGAAGTGCTGGTGCAACAGGTTTTGTTGGATCTCGAGGCACGTTAGGATTTATGGGTAGTCGAGGAATTGATGGGTATTTTGGCAGTATTGGTACACTCGGTTATACTGGTAGTGGCGGCCTGCCCGGTATCAATGGAATTGGTTTTGTTGGTTCTCAAGGTAGTGCCGGCGTTTCTTGGACTTATAATGTTAAGAATTATGGTGCAAAAGGTAACGGATCGTCAGTCATTGCTGATATGACAGCTGAAACTGCTGCAATTCAATCAGCTATCAATGCTGCCCAAACTAGCGGAGGAACTGTGTTCTTTCCAGCAGGCGTTTACAGAATTAATAGTACATTGAATATTGTTACTAATGATCAAGACCCTGCTGCAAGACCTCACTTATTAGGTGAAGGTGCTGGCGGCAGTGTAATTATACAGACCGCCGCCACTAACGGTATCACCGTTACTGGAGCAGCAGCAGTTCCTGGAACATACGTTACAATCCAAGGATTAACATTAGTTGGTAATCAAGCAGGCGCAGGCATATCGTTTGCAGACAGTGCATTTGCATATGTGTCTAACGTACATATCACTAACTGGGCAACTGGTATATATGGTATTGACGTGTTAAGTATGACATTTGAAAAAGTTATTATTAGATTTAACACTAACGGATTTAGATTTGAAAGAAGTTCAGTCGGTACGTTTAGATCTAATCCAAATGCAATTACAATGATCGGATGCGTTACTGGTAACAATACAACCTACGGTGGATGGATTATTGGTGCTGGCACATTTAACTACATAGGCGGCTCTATTGAGTCAAATGCATCGGGCACACTTGAAAGTGCAGCTAATTGGGGACTAAGGATCACAGATCCAGGCGGAGATAATGTTGCTGAGTCATCGGTGGGATTTTCTTTACAAGGTGTCTATTTTGAAGCTAATGGTGGTAGATCTAATTTCTGGATTGAGGCCACGGAGTCTAACACCGGTGTTGTTGGTGCAATTACTGGTTGCAGCTTTAATAGAATTTCGACTAGTTATTCGACTAATCATATTCGTTGCGAAGCATCTAATAGTGCTTTTGGATTTCCGATTGCAGTAGTTGGCTGTGGATTTAGAGGACTTGACGGGTACACTGCGTCAGTTACTAGACCTAACATTCTTAATGGGGCTAACTTCTTTGCAGTAAATCCTATATCTTGCAAAGCATCGTCGATTACTGATGCTTACGTTGTTCCGGTTCCGTTGACTACTAATTCTATAGGAACACCGGGCATGATTACATCCGATAGTTCATATATGTATATTTGTGCCGCTGACGGTAGATGGTATAGATACGCATTAGAAACTTTTTAATTAATATGAGAAACTAAAATGGCAATAAATTTTCCTTCTAGCCCAACAGTAGGCCAAAAATACCAGTACATTGATAGAGAATGGACATGGAGCGGCACATATTGGTATGTATCGTCTGTTGGCACCGCCGGTGGCAGCGGGGGCACAGGATTAGGATCTAGATCTACAGTAGCTCTTACTACTCCTAATATTAGTCCCGGCGGCCTGTCTGTGTTATTTGTTGAGGGATTCAAATCGTATGCATTATATAAAGTAGCAACATCTGTTGCGGCCTGGGTAAGAATTTATACCAGTGCATCGGCACAGCAGCTAGATTTAACTAGATCTCTAGGTACAGATCCTATACCTGGAAATGGTGTAATTGCAGAAGTTGTTACAACGGGTGCTACATCTCAACTTATTAGTCCTGCAACAATTGGATTCAATGATAACACTCCGCCTAATACGGAAATCTATGTTACTGTTTCGAATCAAAGTGCATCTATTTTTGCAATTACAGTTACATTAACAATTAATCAACTAGAAAGTTAAAATGTCTAATATTAAAGAATATATTGTTACGCTAAGGAATTTTGAAGACCTTGAATTATTTTATCAAGATATGGAAACGCCTGGCGGAAATCTTTATATTCCCAATAGATCAGTTGATGTTGCATTACGCCGTCCGATTAGCAAGAACACTCATTATTACCTAACTGACGAAGAAGTAACTACATTAAAAAATGATCCACGAGTACTGACGGTTGAATTAAATCTAACT